GCCGTTCGTTCAATTGGCCTAATGCCCATATCAGATCATCTTGCGCCTCTTCAGGTAATGTATCTAAACTTGATAGGCGTCCTCGTCCTTGCCGCTTTGCTATCATGATTAGAAATCCGATGGACTGTCTACGCCGTCAAGGTTTATGCGTCCCTCGACATGATCACGTCCTGCCTGTTTGATACGCGCTATTAATACGCTACCTGCTTGCGTCAATTCTACGGCATTCACATCAGCTAACGCGCGCATTTGTGTACGTATCCACTCACGAGTTCTTTTATGCCCGAAAGTGTCCAATACCTTTTGCAAAAGTGTTTCGTTGAGTACGTGCCCTGGTTGCTTGACCAGTTCCTTCAAGATAATGAGACGTGCATCTGCAGCTAAGTGTTGATTGAAATCGTTCATGACATTCCCTTTTTCATTAGGAAATTCTCAACTCTACGAATGGACTGCTGCGTTGCATCAACTGTTTTGCTTACCCCTTGAAGATTAGTTGTCATCTGTGCAACGCTGGTTGATAGCTCATTAAACTTTTCTGCACTTGGCAAAAAAGAAACATCTTTTTCTATTATTTGCATTCTGCGCGACAGGCTTTCACAAGTGTCTCTAAGAGCTGCTATCGCTTGTGCATTATCACGCGTACCGGCTGCCAGGCTGCGTCTAATAAGTGTAACAAGTGTTATTGCTCCGATAAAAACACTTATTAAGCCACCGATAAGCGTAATATCCAATTCAAGTGTTAGCGGCATTTTTGTTCTCTGTTCTGTTGGCAAGCTGTGCAACGGATTGCGAATGGAAGTGCAGCCCGGCGTTTAGGATCAATTTTCACTCCGCAATCGACACAAAAATCAGATCCCGTACGCTTTGAAATGTCAGTTACACATTCATCTTTCAGGGATTGATTTGTTTTATCGGACTGTTGTGTCTGTGTGATCTGGTGACTGGAATTTTTCATTGGTCACCTCGACGTTTCTTCAAACTATTGGAAACATTCTTTCCAATTTCTTTTAATGTATGCCCACCCATATAAAGTGCCATGAACCAGCCGGTTAAGGTTGCCAACACTGCAATATCAATACCTTCAAGTGGAATGCCATAGGCATTTATAGTGGGTACCAGTACAATGCGCCAAATCCAGAATGCACCAAGCAAATACATCCAGCCGGCGCGCCAAAAAACATTAAATCCGCCAAACTTTTCATCAGATTTCAAAAGGTCAAACTGCGCATCCAATCCCTTTTTCCAAAGGTCGATTATTTCTGGTGCCTGATGTTCTGTATCTTTTATGGCTGTTTCAAGTGTTTCTGGCTCTACAGTTTCAAGCTCTTCCGGTTCAACACCAACTTTGGAAGCAATCTCTTCTACAAATTTGCCAGCCAATGTATCGCTCTTGACATCACCAAGCTGATTTTGAAGCACTTTTTTGATGATAGGAGCACCAATTTTGGAAGCGCCATCAATCAATAAATTTTTAAGTATGGCCATTATCTACTCCTCAACCAGTTTGCAAAATTCGGCATGAAAGGAGCAATCTTTGATGCGATAACATCTCTATACGACCAAACGAGATAACTTATGTAAATGAGGGAGATAATCGCTGCACCATAGCCAGCCCAGGTTCCCCAACTGTTAAATCCTGAATAGCTAGCGTCCCCTGTACCGGCTGCGGCGGTCAAAAGTGCAGCACTTGCCCCAACCTTGCTTTTTTTTCTGGCATCAACTTGTCGCTGCAACGTCGATAAGGTCGCTTTGCCGATAATTCCATCAGCTTTCAAAGAATTGTCGCATTGAAAATCAACAACTGCATCCTTATGAAAATTCAATCCTGCTGTGACCGCATAACCGAGACTTTCAAAGTCTTTCTGAATTTTCTTGATATCTTGCGCCGATATTGGAAGTGCCGATGTTGCATAAAGGTCTTTGTTTGCGGTCGTACCGGCAATAGTCTGTGGAACATCAGGATATTTTCCAAGAATAATCATGTCGGCTTCGATTGTACGGCGCCGTTCAAGTCCCTTTATAACTTTTCCTTTTGACTTGTTCCATAATGCGAGCGCTGCTCTGGTTCCCTTAACATCTCCAGCTTTGAATTTTTGAACCCAAGACGCCCGCGTAATCGCTCCAGTGTTATAATGGAAGGATACTGCCCCATCGATTACATTTTGTGGCTGGTTAGTTCCCAGTACTTTGCAGACAGCAGGAATGTATTTCTGTTCAAGTGCCTTTTGTAATAGACGATCAGCTTCATCTTGCGTAATCGTCATACCAAGCTTTGGTACAATAACACCTGATGCCGCTGTCAAACCTGCGCCGATGGTAATAACTCCGGCAACATCACGATAGGCTTTAAGTGGACACCCCTCCAGATAATTAAGAGTTGCAATGCCCTTTTGGCTTAATTTTATTGTCATAACTTACTCGAGAAATTGAATGGTTATCATTCGATTTCTACGAGCATTTTACAGACAAGTTCATGCCTGCCATGACAGGTAAAATTACATATTATTCAAAAAGATCTATTTGGCGCGGGTCAATATTGCGTTGCTTAAGTGACCGTCTAGTCCGGGTTCTTCTAAATAAATGTTCCACGCCGCTTTCGGTCATTCCAAGCTTGCGCGCGATTTTTCTATTGTTTAGTCCAGCCAATCGATAATGTCTTGCCCGATATTGTCTGGCAAGTGGTACACGGAGGAAACTGCCACAATATCTTCGTGACAGTTTTATTAAAACATCTGAAGGCAAAACCTTAGCTATTTTGGAATTGCTGATATCTTTTGGAATGTAAATACGTAAGCCACCAAAATTTTCTACGAGTATCATGAGCGCATCATGGCCAATGAGATCGTATAACTCTTTAATCATTCCAAATTGCACGGTATCACCTAACACCATAGTCGATTACTCTTGTTATTTTATATTAATTGCTTTTAATGAGAAAAAACAGGGGAGGCTTCACATGCGCATTCTGGTGGTATTGCTTATTCTTTTCTTGAATGTCATTCAGGCAATGGCACAAACAGATAAGACAAAACGTAGCGAACTTATCTATGGTATGTCTAACATCATTGCTGCCGAAAAATTTTGCAATGTCGAATATGACATGCAGGCTATTTCCGATTACCTCGCGCACAATGTGCCACCAACTGATTTGACCTTCGGTGATGACCTTCGAAGAGAATCCGCCGCTATTAGCAAAACCGTAAGACAAGAAATGAACAGTGATAGCGCGAAAACTATGTATTGCACCGTTCAAATACGTGCTGCTTACAATCTTGGTTTCATTAAAAGAGATGCTAACGAAGGTCAAAGTCAATCCTCACATTAATGCCAGTAAATGATACATCCGCGAAATGTACTAGTTCCGCGGCTTTTGTTTGATAATCTGACTACTGTTTGTTTTTTCATGTCGTTGCTGATGACTTCCACAAACGGGGCTTGAAAGTTATATGCAGCCATTTTGCATGGCCTTTCTAATTGCAATGCCCATTCTGTTCATAATGAATTGCCACTGCTTCTCTGTTATATTGTCATGGTTTGGCTGGCCTATGAGTGTATGAACATAGCTCCAAAATTGTTGTTCATCACCAGTTTTGTTCAGTCTTCTATATTGCGCAAAGGCAACCTTAAAACCGTTAGAACGTGAATACTGGTTGCTGAAACCACTTGCGCTCCATTCGACACCAGCGTCACGAGTAAGCCATGTTTTTAAAGCCTCAATAACTTTGGAGGCATCATCGCCATAATGTAAAAACCGCACATGTTCGATACCAGTTTGTCGCTTTACAAACTTTATTAAAGCTTCATCCGTGCGGTCTTTCACAACCCCTAAATTCCAACCTGCAATCCAAAGTGCTTGCAATTTTGGCGCAAACTTGCCTTCCAACCGCTTTTGAGGCGGCTTTGAAGACCTTTCAAAACCGTGTTGACGCATGGCTTCAATAACCTTGAAGCGTTCTTTTTCGGACATTGTTTTTGCCGACGTTTTACCAGTAATCTTTTTTAGAAACATACGGTAGGTATCGTCATCGAGACCTAATTGTTTCTTGGCTACATGAATAGCTGCTAAACTTCTCATAATTCGCATTTCCTACTTTTGGATATGGAATAGTGATCGAGCCATGCTTCAAATGCATTTGCCAGTTTATACTGGTTAACTTTGGCATCCGATTAGAAACAACTCGATCACGATGTTAAAATTCGGTCAATGGTATTGGAGTTTTTTAAAATCTTCCGTTCCGTTTACACCGTGAGAAATATTAACGTTTTCTCCCGCACGCCATCCGTCAGCTGCTGCATCCGCGTATTTTAGTGCTTTAGATGGTAGTTTTACATCTTTAAAGTGAAAGCGGCTCTTTTCTAGGTATTTCTGAACAATTCGTTTTTCATCATCGGAAACCGTTTCTGCAAACAGTAAATGAACTTTATTATGTAAACGATTAATCATAGATCCAGTGAAATCCGCGACAGCCTGCTTTTTCGTTGAAACCGTTCGTCTCCGTTTGTAGGCAGGCTGTTTTTTAAAACGTTTCACTTCATTTACAATGGCATGATCGCAAACATCTAAAAGATAGCTAGCTATTTCCGGCCAAGGGCATCTGCCATAAAAAGTGAGTTTATTTGAAAAGCAATCATATATGGCTTTCGTGTTTGTGTAATAACTAACAATTGGCCATAAATTTGAACGTACAGATCGATAGCTAATCTCTAACTTATGTTCAAGAGACATTATCTCTAATTCATCTTCGTCAAGATTGTATTTTTTCATTAATTCGGCAGCCTTTGCAGCGGCGGCCATAACTTCTTCTTCTGTGCACCCTTTGTCAGTTTTTTTGTCAAGCAACGCACGTATCCGTTTTTTAATTGTTTCGTTATCCATTATTACGCCTCATGCTACCGCTAGATTTATTGTGACCGATTTCCACGGATCTTGGATCGCATCACGCGTGTAAAAGCGCACATACTCTTTAGAACTTGTGACGCGCATTGCTTCACGAATTGCACGCATTGCTTCCAACCAACGTTCATCACTAATGTCCAAACGTAAAAGCATAAAAATTTCACTGCGATTTACTTTGCCTTCCTTATCGGTATTAAAGGCGCGTGTTATAATTGCCTGAATTTCTGGCCGAGCATTGGCCGCCCATTCATTCATGCATTCATCAAGTAATGTCTTGGCCTGCTGTAATTGTGGACCGAAATCGATAGTATCCTGTATCTGGACAACGACTTTTTGTAATCCATCAAATGTGCTGTATGTACGGTTACCCTTTTTGCCACGTTTTTTGGTGTTATATTCTTGATCTAGCAATGCATCGAATTCACCAAGATCAGTCATTGTATGACCACGAAAACGAGTGATCTGTGCGTTCAGATCAGTAGCGTATTTCATGATTTTCCGTACAATGTCATCTTCCAGTTTATCAACTGGCTTGATTAAATTAATTGGAACCAATGAACCTTTTGCGTCCGTCATGTAATCTGTTCCATTGATTGTCGTTACAGAATTTTCCATGTGTTAAACTCCTAGGCTGCGCCGTCATTATGCGGCGGTTTCGACGGTAAAAATTTATGATGAGTGGGAAAGATGATGACATTATCATTGACTGGACTGACATTACTCTGCGTCAATGGATCAATCATATTTTTCCTATCGCGCTGAAGTTCATCCAGCTGATTGCTTTGAACGCGAGCACAATGTCTTAGTCTTTCGAGAACATCGATCAGTTCTCTTATTTCATTGGCCGTGTACCATTTGCCATCTTTGTTATATTGTTGAAACTCGACAATCAGTTGATCAAGCATATCAGGTACAAAGTAAGCGTTTCTTATCATTTGTTTCTCCTGTTGCCGAAGTCCGGTCTAATGATATTTCCTTTGATGGTTTTTGCGTCACGTAGTGTTTCTGTCGCGGTGTTTTCCAACACACCAGCTAATCCAGTTTCGCATTCTATTTGCCGTTGACAGTAGATTTCTTGTTCGTAACAAACAGCCAGTTCGATAGCTTTGTTTAACAAGTGCGAAATAGGTTTATTGGCTTCCGACAATTCAAGGATAGTCTTCAATGTTTGGCTTAGGATCAGGTCTTCTTTCATACCGTAAACTCCTCGACATCGCGGTTTCTCCAAGCCTGTTTGATATGTTCGAGTGATACCGTTTCACCTGCGCCGGATGCTGCAATCGAAGCAAGTGCCATTGTTTTATCTATTTGTCTTAATGCGCCAGCTTTCAGGCCAATACCGGTGAGATACTTTACAGCCTGTTCTTCTGTAATATTCCAAGCGGCTATGCGCATTTGAATGTCTTCAGGATACGGCTTATTCCGTTTTAATCGTCGTCCAAGACGGCTCTTTAATTGTGCACTTGAGAAACTTTTATCTTCGCCGCGTAGCCTTATTGAAACTTCATCATTGCCAACCAACGCCAGTCCGCTGTCATAAATGTCAACAAAGTGCCGAAGCTGATTAATTGTGTCCGTTGTTAAATTTTGTGCTTCATCGACAATCAGTATTGTTCCGTCACCAACTCTTTTAAGACGTTCACCGATTGCACGCGTAAGCATAGCGGGATTATATTCCATAACGCCCAATTCAGAACGCAAATCAACAAGCATGGCATGGACAGTTTTGGTATATGGTGAAGCGGTAACCATGTACG